CAAGAACATATGATATGAATAATCACCTATAAAAGTATCTCGCCAGTGTACCACATTTGGGCCCTGATACAAGAGGATATCTCCAACTTCTAAGTCTACACAAATGGCATTCTTTCTTTTTCTGATTGGAATACCTTGAGTTGACCTAAAAACATCAGGCATATCAGATGTGTCTGCCCAATTCTTAGTATTATCTAACCATATTTTCCATGGTTTACCGTTATCTGATTGATACCCTAAACACATAGTAGCACTTATTTCACATGAAGGTCTATCCGAATGTGCCTTTAAATACGCACCTCTTTCATATTTCCTAGCAAAAGAATAGGTCTCTTGCAAGTCCATATTAATTCTTTTTCCTAGTTCTTTATATAAGAACCTATGCATTGCAACTCCCATAGGTGTTGTGTGTCCACCTCTAGAAGTATTATGTGAAGATTTAGGACTATTGGGTATCGGTTCTAACTCTCCTTCTAAGAAGACTGACTTTGCTTCGGGAAATGCTTCAATTGTTTTCCACGTATTAAGTGCAAACTCTATCATTTCTTTTGGTATAACATTACGCAAGACTACATATCGGTCTCTTATGAAATTGACTGTATCGTCATTCATAACTCCGATTGCGTCTTTCCCGTAGTTCGGGCCTTCTTTCCAAGTTACTTTATATGGCACAAGCGTCACAATCCTCTTCATCGAATGGGTCATGCCCACTCATTATATTAGCTGCGTCATCTACTGCGGAAGGTAATTCTTCTTTAATAACGTCTTCTTCCTTACCGTCCATAGTATTATGGTAGTAAGAAGTTTTCCACCCATATTTATAAGTATTGAGTAAATCATTTGCCATAACAGACACAGGAACTTCACCATTTTCATAGTTCTCAGGATTGTATGACCAGTTACCACTAATACCTTGGTCAAAGAACTTCTGCATGACTGCAACTACTTTGATATATCCAAGATTATCTTTCATATCCCATAGCAATGTATAGAAATTCTTGAGTTGTGTATACTGAGGTACAACCTGTTTAAGTGTTCCCTTCTTACTCTTCTTAACTGACAAGTGGTCTCTAGGTGGTTCAATACCATTTGTCGCATTTGATACAACACTAGACGATTCACTAGGCATTTGTGCACTAAGTGTAGAATGTCTCATACCATGTTCTAGGACTTCGCCACGTAGCGCCTCCCAGTCCTTTTTGTATTTTATATTGACTAGGTCGTCCACGTCCTTCTTGTACGTATCTACGGGTAATATACCCTTCGCATACTTAGTTTTGTGGTGCCAATCATTCTTACCCTTTTCTTTTGCAACCTGCACAGAGGCTTTGATTAGTGAATACTGAAACTCTTCTGTTAGTTCATGTACTAAGTTCAAAGATTCTTCACTTCCATATTGTGCCTTGTTCTTTGCAAGATAGTGTGCAAGACCAATATATCCTATACCAAGACTTCTTCTCTTGATTGTGGATATCTCAGCCGCTTTCACAGGGTATTCTTGATAGTCAATCAATTCGTCAAGTGCTCTTACTGATAGGTCACATAAGTGTTCTATCTCGTCCAACTTAACAATACCTACGTTGACTGCACTTAAAATACACAATGCAATCTCACCTTTATAATCGTCAATAGATTGTATAGGTTTTGTAGGTAGAGTGATTTCCTGACAAAGATTACTCATGTTCACTTTGTCAAGGAAAGCACTATGTGTGTTGCAGTGGTCTATATTCATGATATAGATTCTGCCAGTCTCTGCTCTTTCTTTTAGTAAATCTGTTATCAATTCTCTAGCATTTACCTTAGTCTTTGGAATACTAGTTGCACGTTCATACTTCTCGTACAATTCGTCAAACTCAGGCGTTCCAAATGCGTCATATAGACCTTCTACAACGTGTGGTGAGAACAATGTAATGTCCTCGTTTTTGAGGAATCTCTGATAAAAGAGTTCACTCATTTGAATAGAGTAGTCTAGTTTCCTAACTCTATTGTCTTCTGTTCCCTTGTTATTCTTGAGAACAATGATATCGTTAATCTCTTGGTGCCAGATAGGAAAGTGTACTGTTGCACTTCCACCTCTTACACCGTTTTGTGTACAACAACGAACTGTAGATTCAAACTTCTTGAGGAATGGTATAACTCCTGTGTGTTGTACTTCACCACCACGAATCTTTGCACCTAATCCTCTGATACGTCCTGCGTTGATTCCAATACCAGCACGTTGTGCTACATATTTTCCAATCGCCATATCACTTGAGAAAATAGAATCAAGAGAATCGTCACTGTCAACCAATACGCAACTTGCAAATTGTTTGAGTGGTGTTCTTACACCTGCCATAATAGGTGTAGGGATATTAATCTTGAATGTAGAGATTGCGTCATAGTAATTTTTTACATACCACAATCTGTTTTTCTCACCGTGTCCATTATACTTTTGGAATAAAGTCATAGCAATCATCATGTACATAAACTGTGGTGTCTCATAGAGTTCACCTGTACTTCTATCTTGTACAAGATACTTGTCTACTATTTGTTGTAAACCTGCGTAAGTAAAATCAAAATCTCTTTGGTGTCTGATATAACTATTGCACGTATCGATTTCTTCTTCTGTATAATGTTTTAGAATCTCTTTTGTATATACACCTTGCTCTATGTTTTTGTTAATCATATCATAGAGTCTAGGATATATGTCTTTACCGTCCTTCCACTTGGTTCCAAATACTTGTTTCTGCAGTGCAAACAATAAAAGTCTGGCTGCTACAAACTGATAGTTAGGACTTTGTAAAGAAATCAAATCAGAGGCTGACTTGATAAGAATACTCTGTATGTCCTTGGTAGTGATACCGTCATAAAATTGAAGACCACTGTTCATTTCAACTAATGATTCTGAAATACCTGTAATATTTTTACAGGCGGCGGATACCATAATGTGAATTTTGTCTAGGTCAATATCTACACGGGCGCCGTCACTTTTAACGACTTTAATATCTCCATTGTCTGTCATGTTTTTTTATACTCCTGTAACTTAAGTTTAGCAGAAAGGCCTGAATAAGTGCAAGAGTTTATAACTTCCACGATTTCATTCTGTGTCATTCCGTCCATAATCATATCATTAATATCTTTGAGTCCTTCGACTCTTCTATCATGCCAAATACAAACCGAGTAACCGTCATCGATTACTTCTTCGATTTTCTTTAGAATAACTGTATTGCGTGGTTCGTTATCATAAATTATTATTGCATTCTTTTTTAGATGTTGTATCTTTTTAAAATCACTACCACCAACTGCTATAGAGTTTGGTAGGAATAGACTGTCTATCGGCCCTTCTGTCACATAGATAGTCTTTGACTTGTCCACATTATTGATGTTGTAGATGAGTGGTACGTCATCTACGAATCTCATGGTTAAGTATCTCAGGGGCGTGTCGTTGATTGCCCTGCCACTTACACCAATCAATTCTCCATTCTCTGAATAGAATGGGAAAACTATTCTAGGGTCATTGCCAAGTTTTCTTTCTTTATACTTAGAACTCAGATATGATAATACACTAGAATCGTATACATACCATAATTTTCTAATAAGTTCTTCGCCAATCTGTCGGTCTTGAAGGTATTCTCTAGACTCTGTCTTCTCCCATGCCCGAACAGCGACTGCTGACAAATCGTCCCTAGTCGTATTTAGAATGTTCTTACTTTTAAACTTAAAGTCGTTTGCACTTGGCATTTTACGTTTCTTGACTTTAACTTTACCACCCTTCTCCTGTAGATATTCTTTCAGATATTCCTTATGGATATCAGGAAAGTGGTCTTTCAGGAAGTGGACGCTCGAGGTCGATTTACCACAATTGTGGCACTTGTAAATAAAGTTTTGGTCAACCGCAAAATGATATCCTCTTGCCTTGTGTTGATTCTTTTGGGAATCTCCACAATAAGGACACCTGTGATTTAGGGTGTTATCGTTCTTCCACTTGCAGACATCGAGTCTCGATGCCACCATAGACAAATATTTGCGTTCTAACCATATCATGTCTAGCCATTATACTAGATAGGTATGGTTTGAACAAGGTGTTTTATTCAGAATCTTCTACAGGTTCTTCTTTAGTTCCGCCTTCACCGTCAGGCACAACATGGTAGTCAATCCCTGCAACTTCTTCCCCTTCTAACCACCTTTCTAACTTATAATTCCACTCTTTCATAGAACTTTCGTAAGATTTCATCATAAGTTTATATCCTTCACTTTCTTTATCAGTTTTAGGATTATCACCCAAGTGTGGTTTGTCTAATGGAAAGTCTTCTGCTTTTCTTTCTTCACTCATTTTTTTCTCCTAAGAATGTAGTCTTATTTAGGTTTTTTTTCGGCACTCGAACAACAATTCTTGGTTGTTCTGGCGCTTTATAATTTGCTATCAAACTCGTAGCAGTTATCAACAACAATAGTGCGAGAGGGTCAAATACAAATATCAATGCAATGATTACCCACCTTACCGCATTGTCCAAATAGTTTTGTGCCTCGTCTTGTCCGTATATCATTTCTGCAACGTACTTGATTGGCCCAATCTCCCCTTCTTGTTCTAATTGTAGTCTTTGAAAAGGTAATTTCTCTTCATTCAATTGTACTATATCGTCCACGACTGTGTCAATATCATTTCCGATTTCTTGTCTCTCGTCTCTTTGTCGTCTGTCGATATAGTTTCTATCTTGCGGTCTAGCAGTTGCAATAATGTTATCTAAGTTTGCAATCCTGTCTTCCAGTCTCTGTAATTCGTTGTTCTTTGCGTCAAGTCTTTTGTCTATGATAGACATTTCTAGTGAGTATGAATCACCCTGTAGTGTTTGTTCTATGTTTGCTTTAGATAGGAAACCAAATATACCCAGTGAGGTAATCAACATGAGAATGAATACTGAAAATGCAAGATAGTATTTCATGTAGTTCAGTTTGTCCCAAAACAAATGAACATAGGCTGCTGTAACTATCTTACCAAATTCCAGTGCACTCATCATAACTATCGTGGACATATACGCACCAGCAAATATAATCCCCATACCTATCACTGAAAAATAGGCGGCGATACCTGCTATCATTAGACTGGTGGCTAATGCCAAATAGTTTAGAAATTTCATAATTTATTTTGGTTTTCTAGTCCAAAGCTCAAAGAATCTTTTGTCTTGTTTCCTTTTCTTTCTCATTGTGGGTGGCATTGCAATACCACTCCCTGTTGAATTCACTGGTGCATCTTCTGATAGTTCACCTTCTTTTAAGAATCCCATTAAATCATCTGCGATTTGTATTCCTGCAGTGTAATCAGAAGGATAATGTAAACCTGCTTGTACTCTACCCCAACCACATATGTGTGCACCTCTATACAATCCTTCACTATGTTCAGGATATTTTTCGGCATAGTAATGTGCAACTACTCTTGGTTGTACTGCGTGACCACTTGGATAAGAAGGAGTCTGAGCAGTTGGTGTTACGTATGGGTCAAACTTAATTCCTAGTTTATCTGCAATTTGATATGGTCTAGGTCTGTTGAAGAAGTTTTTGAAATGTCTTATGACTGGACTACATTGTTTTTCCATGAATTCGATATTATCATTATCGTATTCCAAGTCATTATCTTCCATATACTTTTTGATATAGTAAGAAGAATCCTCGTCACAGTTTAAGTATTGTTGTTTGACAGTTTCAGTAGCACGTTCCAATTCGTTTTGTATCTTCTTGATATCGTCTAGTGTCTGTGTAGAATTATTTGCAGGCGGTGGTGCGACTTGGATTCTCTCCCAACCGTCTTCCCAAATCTTAATTTTGTCATACTTAGGTTTCTTCAACTCCGTCTGAGGTTTGAAAACCATGTTGTCAATATTTAATACTTCTTCAATAAACATCGTCTGCTGTTACCAAAACTCTGTGTTCGTTTAGGAATCCTATGTAAACCCTAACACCGTATACTATACTATGTTCTGCAACAATTTGTATAGGTGATTTATGTGAGTATTTCAAATCGTTTTGAAGGATAGGCATTCTAGTATGATATGTGTGTCCAACTTCCAAGTCTCCAAGATTTATAGTTTCTTGTAATGTCTCAGACGTAACTAAATCTCTCTCCTTCAAATGTCTGTAAAACTTTTCACATAACTAGTCTGCTTGGTCTTCTGTTAATCTTGTTTCTTCTTTGAGTAATGCGAGTGCTACTGCGTATGAGGCAAATGCTGATTTACCAAATGGTATTTTTTCTATAAGTTTTTTTAGATTGAATACTAATCTATGTAATGGTGTAAGTGACGCTTTCTCGGCAGACGTAGAAGGTTTATTCTCTAGTTTTACATTCTTGTTGTTAGGGTCGGGTTTGTGTGTGATTCTTTTACCGTTCTTATCAATGAACCCAAACTTATACGCTTGCGTCTTCTCAAAAGGTGTAGTTAACATCTTAAGTATACGGAAGACAATAAGTGTATCTATTATTCGGGTTGCCATATATCTATTTATACCTCTCGAAGGGTCATTGCAAGAGTTTCGTCTATTGGAACCTCTACTTCAAACCCCTCTTCAATGTATCCAAGATATATAAGCATTGTTTTGATTGACGACCAGTAACCTTGGTCTTTGATTTTAAACTTTAACATTCTCATTGACGCTTCATATCCAAAGACATTGAAAATACAAATGAGGTGATTGAGCATGAGACGTTCTCTAAGTTCTCCATGTTGATAGTATCTAAAGAGAAGTCTTTTAAGGTATCGGAACCTACGTAAGTCTTCATAGAAATCTTCCATGTCCTCACACTGAGGGTCATCGTAGTGTTTCATTGCGTAGGCGGCGAAGTTCTTCGCTGTAAGTTTGTCAAATAGACTCATAATAATATATTTTTGTTTACACTAGTATATAGTGTAAGGAAGAAGATTAGACTAATGAACCGTATACTTTGAATGAACCTGATTCTAATTTCTCAGTTCTGATTTTCATAGTATAATTCATAGACTCTTCTTCAATTTCGTCATGAGGTGTATCTACAGATTTACCCATGATATCACCATAACGTTTAAAAGAAATTTCAAACTCACCACTTTCGTTCATGTCCATGTCGTTTATATTTCCGTCATGCGACAATCCAAGTAAAGCAAGTTTTGCTTCCATTTGTGCAACTGCAGCTTTTGGATTTATGAATTCCATAGAAGCAGTAGAACCTAAAATTGCATTAAGTCTAGATTTAATTTCTGCGTCATCTATATTGTGTTCACCACCCATTCCTTCATAAGAATGGTCTAGGTCTTCTTGTAGATATGTTTTGAAAGTTTTCATATGTTTATTTATCCTTATTTGGTGCCTGGCCAACCATAATCCTGAATAACCTCAGGCCCATTTACAATATCGTCTTCGCAATTTAAATATTGAAGAATGAATGTAAGTTCTCCACCAGTTACGTCTGACATTCCATATTGCCATGGCCAAGGAAAATCACTTGGTGATTCCCTTCTGTCTTTTCCATTGATTGTTTCTACACCCTTGTTATTTTCTGTACCTACTTTCATCATTTCAGTAAATTCTTTAGGTTTCTGACCTAAAATAAAATATCCATGGTGAGATACACCTATTGATTTAAAGTATTCGATTACAGGAACAAATGTTATCTTACTAGGGTCTGATATGGCAAATCCTTTTTCATGCGGTAATAGTGACCAACGTTTTATTATATCTGCACTTGTTTCACCAGTAGCTGGATTATCATTCCACAATGCCATATCTGTAAGACCTAATGTTTCTCTAAAGTCTCCTGTTTGACCATTCGTTTCCCAGTCGTTCTGTATTTGTTCAATCATTGATTCAGATTTACCGAATATATAAGTATCTGAACCAACTGGTCTGCAGTGGTGACAAAAACTAGTAAAGATTATAGTACAAGTATTTTCTGTGGGGTGTGCTTCAAGACCTAACGGGTCATCAGGATTCATTGCTGGTTGATTACCTTCAGCATACCAGCGGATATTTCTAAATCTACCAGTAGGATAAATTTGTTGCATCATCGCAATATCTTTTTTCCATTTTGCTATGAATTCTTCGTCTGTGTTCTCGGTGTGAATAGTATTGTATTTTCTACGACTTAATTCAGACTGAATTAGTCTGTCTATGTCAGTTTCGGACAGGGTTCTGTCCATCGTAACTTGATACGGCATAATATATTTCTTCCTTTAAGAAGTTATTGCAACACCAACACCTAAAACTGAAGCGTGGGCGGCAAAGATTTCATCTGACGGGTCTTTCTGTACAATCTCAACACTATTTGCTTTTAGTGTAAATGTACCGATAAGTGAATTTGCAGATGTCTCAACTGATACTAATCTGTCTGTGCCACCACTATTGCATAGTCTAACTGCAGTTGAACTGCCAAAGTTAGAACCATTAGTAGTAGATGTACCACAAGCAGCTTCTGAACCTAATACTTTAATTTTCATTGTTTACCTCTTAATCGAATGGTGGATATTGTCCACCAATTTTTGTTGTTGTAAATGGCCAACCGCAGGGTTTTATGTTATCAGGTAAGTCAGCATAGTTAGGGTGTTGGTGTTGCAATCCTAACGAATATGCTGGAGTTTTATTATCATTTACATACCCGAAAACAGGAGTCGCTTCTGTACTTTGTCCTGCGTGTACTCCTCTTGGAATGTTGTCAACAATAGTATCTTTCATTAAGTTAAAAATATCTAAAGCGTATTGTTTTTGAACACTTCCACTGAGTGAATTTAATACATGTTCGTAACCGTCTGCTTTAAGCGCTGTGTGTATTGCTTCAAAGTGACTATTTTGTACCATCCAAGAATAAAACCATTCACGTGAACTTACACCGTTTGATAAAGGTAAAGTCATAGTGCATTCAGTGACCACAGTTTTATCTCTGTAATCTCCTGTTTGACCGTTTGCTTCCCAAACTTTTTGAAGGTCAGGGTCTTTTGCAATTCCGTACCCACTATCGTCATTTTCAAAACCTGAACCTTTGAATTTGATAGCTAATAGTTGGTATAAACAACGAATATCAGAACCTTCGTATACTTTAACAAGGTAACTGTCTGTACCTTCACTTACATATCCAGTCTGACAATCATTTAAATACTGTTTCAGTTTAACCTTTGCGTCTGCTTCGTCTGTACAGACGTAAACACCAGCATTACCGTCCTTATCGACACCATCGAAAAGTATAGGCCATGCTTGGTGTACATAGAACCTTTTCTTGTTTCCTTCCCATAATGCGTCAAATTCTGCATCAGTAATCATGTCTTTATTGCAGACAGTGGTGAGCATAGAAACATCACAGTTCCCTAATGTAGCTGCACCACTATTGTCGAAATTGGTTGTCATAATATATTTACCTTATCTTTAAGCGACTGCTATTGTAGCTGTTCCACCTGTTCCAGCTCCACCTGCATCAATTACATCACCAGCTGCCATGACTTTGTCTGAAGCAGCTCCACCAGCGGCGTCAACAATTGTTCCTGAAATTGTTTGAGCACCGATTGAGGCGGTGTGAGTTCTTGAAGGAACAGTAAATGTGAATTCAACTTTGTTAACACCAGTTTGAGCAGCTGCCGTTGCAGTTGGGTTAGACCCACCTGTAGCGGTTACTGTTAGTGTAGCACCGTTGGTTACATTTACAAGTTCGTTGTAAACTACTACAACTTTACCTGTATCACCTTGAGCATATGTTGTTGCGTCAAAGTGTACGGCAGAAATAGTAGCCTCTGCAAGGGCAGTAGAAAGATTGGTTGCTGAACCAACTGCGACTAATGTCTCAGTAAGTGTTCTTGAACCTACAGCTTTTTGAAGCTCCCAACCATGTGGTTTTGCCACAGTGTTGTTCTTGTCCTCTTGGTTAAGGTACTTAGGTTTCGCTTCTGAACCGTCTGTAATTCCCCATAGTGCCATTTTTATTTCCTCTCGTTTATTTATTCGCTACCTTTAAGACAGCGTCAAATGCTTTCTTGAACCCTTTCGAGTCCTTCTGCATCATGTTTAAGTATTTAGACCTGAGTGGCGCTTTGATACTCATTAAAGCTTTATATACTTTACTTGCATCACCTGCCTTGACTTTCGTCTTTTTCATGTCATCTGTTCTCACGTCTGTATCTTTACCTGTATCGTCTATAGACGCAAGTTGTACCATAACATTCGCATCTGCGTGTTTCTGTGTACCCTTTGCACCATAGTCTAAAGCATTAACAGCTCTCATGATAACTTCATCTTCACTTGCTTCGACATATTTTCCACCAGCCATTTTGCTGAGTTTCTCTAGTCTTGCTCGTAAATCCTTTTCGTTTTTACTCTGTGCAACTGCACGAGCAACTTTCTTGTTCCCTGCGTCAGACATCATACCAAAGTCACCGACTTTTTCGATTACTTTGTTTACTTTTTTGGCAGTGTCTTTTATGTAACCAAGTTTCTTGATTCTTTCTTTAAAAGACCTATACCTTGCGTCTAATCCTACGTTCTTATCCGACATTAAAATGCACCATTGATTTCTTTGTGATTCTTGTACATTTTTTTAGACTTTTTCATAAGTTCATCATAGATTCCCTTACGCATTGCCATCATGTCAGAACTCATTGAACCATTTGCTTTATGCATTTGTGATAACAACTCTAACATTTTTGCAGCTTTCTTTTCTTTCATTGCATTTGCAAGAGTCATTAATGCTTTATTGTGGTCATTTCTATCAGTCATGGCAGCGATATTACCAATCGTTGCTGGGTCTAAATCTTTTGCTTCTTCTAAATCTGTTTCCCACATTTGTCTGTATGCGTCCATAACACTTTGTTTTTTGTCAAAACTCATGTCCAGTTTCATCATTTTACCACGTTTGATATTACCTTTTTTTCTCATGACTTTTTCTTCTACTGATTCCATTGAAGCTTGAGGGCCAAATGAGTGGTGTGTCATGATAAATTTATTGCCTGAGGTTTTACCTCTAATCCATTTCTCTTTTTGTAATGCTTCACCAGCAATTACATTTACAAAAACTTTATCGAACTTTTTCATTTTGACCAGTGGTCTTTTTAATTCAGGGTAACCGTCTCTATCCATTTTCCCAGTTTTTTCATATGAAATTTCGTCTAAGTCATCATACAACATATCGTCACCTACAGGTAACATATCCATGAACTTATTAACATCAGCAGGTTTGGTAGCAGGATATGGTTTCATTAACATATCAGCTAATACTGCTAATTCTCTTTTATTATCAGGTACTTTCCATGTCCCTTCTTTTATAGTTTCTTCTTTCTTGTTCTTAAGAGACTTACCTTCTTTATCATATCCAGGCTTCCCTGCTTTTTCTTTCTTAGATATTGCGATTGCAGCTCTTTGAGCGGCTGATACTGCACCTTCTTCTATTGCTTCTGTTCCGTCACCTTTTTTGGATAATTCCTTTTGCATTTTTTTGAGATTACCACCGTCAAACTCTATACTTAACTGTGGGTCTCTACGGTCAGGTGCGTAAACTTTTATGTTCTTACCACCACCTTTTTTGATGATATCAACATACATTTTTTCATCACCTTTTATGTATTCACCGTCTTCAAATTCTTTCATGAAGTAACCTTCTTCGATTTCTTCCATAGCAGGTAGTTCGCCCATTTTAGCAGCCATTCTTTTAAAACCTTTTGGATTTTGTTTCTGCATTGACTGTAGAACTTTAAGACTGGTCATGTTCATAAGATTTGCGATACCGTCAATCTCTTTCTTATCTTTAGTTTTAAAGATTTTACTGATTGCGTCACCAGTTCCTACAATCTTTTCTTCTAGTTCTTCTTTCATACCCATAACTTTATGTGCGAGTTTAACTAGAATGTTAATGTTTGCCTTTTCCATCTTTGCTTTGTTAGAGTCGTTGACTGCGTCATAGGCCTTTACTATAACACTTGCAGTGAACATATCAATCATGACTCCACCAACTTTAGCTGCACTTTTATCAGAAACAATTTTCTGTAGTGCGGGCATTAAATTCTTTTCATTTAAAAGTTCTTCTGAAAGTTCACTAACTTCAAAATCAACGAATGATTCGTTTGCATACTTAAGTGCTTTTTGAACTTCCTTAGACTTAAGCATTGCTCTACCATAGAACTTTGCAATTTCTTTAGTTGCAACTGAATGTGCACCAGCAAGGTCTAATGCAACTTCTACTGCTTTCTTGACTTTAGGGTCTGTTACCTTATTCTTTTTGAAGTATGCATTTACTTCCATACCAGTAAGTTTTGACTTACCGTATGGGCCAAGTGCGTCAACTTTCCCGTCTTTATCTAAGACGTTCTTTTTTTCTTTTAATTCTTGGAATACGTTACCTTGAAAATGCATATTACTCTCCAGCAGACTCTTCCCACATACCTCTGATTACGTCTTCGACTTTAGTTTTTCTAGAGTCGCCTTCTTTGACTCTACGTCTTTCACCACCAGCAGAAATCCACTCCTGCATTTTGTCGATATCTTCTTTCTTACCTTTCCAATTCTTGTCAATGTAATTGTAGAATTCTTTTTCTTTGTCACCTGATAACTCGCCTGGCGACTTGACACCGAATTTCTTCATTACTTTTTGAAAGAAGTCTTTGTATTCTTCTTCTTTGGTTAAGACTTTCTTAGTTGCTTCAACTAAGTCATTTGATAATTTGTTTATGCTCATTGGATTAACTCTCCCTTTTCAAAATAATTAAAAAGCATTGATTTTTTCTCTTCGTTTAAGTCCAATGATTTTGCAAGGCGACCTAACATATTTTTTTCAATAAGTTTGTCTGTGTTTACATCGGATTCTTGAGTATCTTCGACAATTGGTTCCTCGAAACCGTCCAATAGTGCGTCAATTTCTTCCGCAATGATATCGTCCTGTGTTTTTTCAACGACAGGTTCTGCGTCCTTCTTTACGAAAGCACGAACTTTAGCCAGTTCTGATTTCCAATCTTGTATATTACTCATACTACCTTTATTTATATAAACTCAACTTTGAGAACCAACTTTGAATCTATATTCTCCTTATTTAAAATTTTATATTTCACATTATCAGGTAACATAAACTTAGTGCCTGGCACTAATGAATTACCTGTCCCATATTCTTCGTCACGTTTATACAGGATTTGCCACCCATTGCCCGCAAGGGCATAAACCATTTCTTTTTTGGTAGTATCTATCCAGTCTGTTGTTGAATCATACGTTCTAATGACGTATTGTTCATGAGTTCCGTGTTTACTTAACCAGTCCTCATTGACCATGACCACTTACTCCATTATGTTATTTCTTTGAACCTCTGACTTTGTCTGCTAAATCTGAGTCTGCTTTACCCCAAGTACCTTCACCCTTGGTGATAAAACTGTTGACTCTTGCCATTGCCCATTGTGGGGCAGTAGCACCTGGCCTGTGACCAGTTTTATAAGCGGCAAGTCCTCTATTGTAAACTTGTTTTAGAATACCAAGTGATATTCCTGACTTTTCTGCTTTCTTTTTGAGACCTGCTTCGTTCTCAAATATTTCTTGATTTTCTTTGATTTCTTTGACTTCAAACTCTTCGTTGTGAGGATAACCTTGTAAAGGATTACCAAATACCTGTGAGAAATGTTTCTTAGTTCTATTCTTCTCTTCGTGGAATGCTTTCTCTTGTTCTTTGATAAATGATTCCACGTTTTGGCCAGGCGTGTCTTCGGAATATGATTTCCTAATTTCGTCTGTCCCTATTTCTAATACACCGTTATCGTTTTTGTTACCAGCCATTTTAGTCTTTCCCAAACATTTTTTCAAACTTTTTAGTATGAATTGATTTCTTAGTTTTTGCGTCCTCATCGCCAGGCGCAGGCCCTGTCTTCTTTGCTTTGAAGTGTGCGTCTCTAGCGTCTTTAGTTTTTTTATCTAAACCTTTGTAATACTTTTTAGGTTGAGTACCATCTTTATGTTTAACATCTCTGTCCTGTTCTTCCTTATCTTCACTCATTACCAATGTAGATAGTTGATTAATTACTGTTGTTAACATTGGTGTAGGTAATGTAGATAATACTCTAAGTTGGTCTTTTGTCAATCCTTTTATCTTTTTAAGTTTCTTCGCAACTTCATTTTCTTTTACAAGTTCTTGCTTAAGAAATAATCTTCCTTTGGATTGCATCTTCGCACTGACTTTAGATTTAAGTCCAGCACTCTTAAACATGCTATTGATAAAGTTAACACCTGCTTCTCTATTCTTTTTAAGAGACTTGACCATTTCCTGTTTGATAGATTTAATTGCACTATCAATAATCATTAAGTCGTCTGCAACTAACTTACCTTCGTCAACAGCGTCTTGTAAATATTTTGAGTCTTCGATATCAGGTAGAGTATCTTCTTGTTGTGATTCTCTTTCGGCTTCTGCTTCGTCTTTCTTTGATTGTCTTTCCGATTCTCTTTCGTGTTTTAGTTTAAGATTTTCAACTTCGTCTTCGTGTCTTCGTTTCAAATCTTCAACTTCACGTGCTTGGTCTGCTTTGAGAGACGCCATTTCTTCTGGCCCTTCTACTAACCATTCGGATTGTTTGTAAGTTTTTGATACTCTCATATGTTTATTTAGACTTCTTCTTAAGAAGTTCTTGTTCTCTCCATGCCATTGCCATTTTGTTACTAGGGAACTTACTTGTCCATGTAAGTAGTTTACTATACAACTGGTCTGCTTTCTTCTCTAATGATTTAACGTCATCGTCATTACTAATCTCTACAAAATCTTTCTTGAACATTGCTCTAAACTTATTTGCATTCTTTTGTGAGGCGTCCCAATCACCTTTTACAATTTCAGGTGGTAGTTTTCTTGCTCTCTTATCATTTCTTGCTTGTGCGTTTTCTAAAGAAGTATTTACGAATACCATTTTATAGTCGTATCCTAGTTTGTCTAACATTTTCTTATAGTTTGAAATCTTAGTAGACTTAGCAGCTGTGGTATCAAATATAAGTCCTAGTCTTCCTTCAATATAATTGTCTAGATTCATACCTGTAATCTTCTTCGCTTTCGCACGTACAGGGTCAACCTTAGAAAAGTCTGCACCTCTTAAGTCTAGTCCTAAACCTGCTTTCTTTAGTCCCACTTCAAATGCTTTGTCTGTGTTTACAAGTTTTAAACCTAGTGGTTTTAGTGCAAGTCTATCTACGACTGTGGATTTACCACTGCCTGGCCCACCCATGAGAAATACTGCTTTGAATATTCCTTGGTCATAAACACCTTCCATTATTAAATCTTCTCTGATATACCATGGTACGGTTTCTTCTTTGATACCCATACCAGTTCTAACGTCTTTATATAATGACTGTGCCAATCTTTTGTTTTTACTTGGAACACCGTCTTGGAATGCGTCAAAGTCTCCTTCACCTGCAAGTGCTCTCATTTTACTTGCACTCATTCCCGATACGTCATCTGCGTCAGGGTCACGTTCACCAGCAGATATAATGTCGATTGAATTGAATTTATAGAAACCGTGTCTTCCTTTTTGTCCGTTATACTTCTTAACAAGCATATCAAACTCTTTGACTCTATCTGAACCTACAACCATACGTACATTCGTATATCCTTTGTTGTGTAGGTCTACTACAATTTCAAAGATAGTTCGTGCAGGTGTATTGATAACACCAATTTTAGGAAAAAACTTCTTGAGGTATGTAATTTTTTGTTTGTAACTAAGAGGATTCTTTTTAGGGTCACTTGAATGTGAAGTATAAATTAAAGGCACATAACCACCTTTGGAAGATTGTTCTAACTTCTTGACTAGTTTTGCGTGACCAGTGGTGGGTGGATTGAATCTACCAAATGTAAATGTAGCACCTTTTTCTTTTGCTTCGTTGAATGACTTAAATGTTTTCATTTCATTGTCTCTCTTTCTTTATCCACCAAGTCGTTCATGATTTCCATGTTTTGTTCACCAGTCTTAGAAGTGTCATACTCATATGCCTTCTCAGGGTCACCGATTACCCAATCGTCCTCTTTGAATTTGATATCAGTCTGTGCTGGATATTTTGGTAGTGCAAACTCTTCATTCATACCCCCAAGTTTCTTTTTGATTTTTGCTTTCTCTTTTGCGATTACGTCTTTACGTATCTTCATAGCAATCTTTTTAATTGCTTTTTGTTTCTTTGCCATTTGTTTTTCAAGGGCTGCTTTTGCACCAACACCTAAATCTTTCTTGGATTTACCTTTAAGAATTTTCTTTTCTATTGCTTTACGTGCCTGTAGTTCTGCTTTCTTTTCTATCTGACCTTTCTGTAGTTGAGGTTTCTTGGCAGCTTTCTTTCTTGCCCTCATTATCTTTGCTTTGTTCTTCTTGAATGCTTGTTTCATTTTAAGTCTAGTCTTCATAGACATTACTTCACCTAAGAAATACTCAAAGTCATATTTGACATCGTCATCTACTGGTGCGTTTGCTCTCCACTGCCAGCAAGACCAATAGTTTGCTTTCCATTTTGGGCCTGGGTCTGTATCACAGTTCATTCTAGCACGATATGCTTTTAATCTCTTAGGGTCGTCACGTTTGATTTCCATATTAGGGTCACCAAACTCAACCTTAACAACATTGCCTTTATCGTTCTTAACGTAGACCTTGAACTTCTTTTTACTACCACTAGGATTTCTGATAGGGTCATTTAGTTTGACCTTCTTACCTTGGTATTCTGCGCTTTCTATTACTAAATCGTCATACATACTTCTATTTATCCCAATTCTTTTGTGCAGTGAAGTTATTATAGGCAAATTCCATACGGTCTACCAGTTTAACTGCACCACCTTCTTTATCGATTGCTACGTACCCTTCGGGATTCACTACTTCAAATCCCTTATCTGTTTTCTTAAATGTTCCTATACCCTTAACTCTGTTAAGACAATTGATAATTAACATTTTACCTTCTACCAAATATGATTGGAAAGCAGTAAGATTATCAATCATTTTTCTTAATCCATTTAATTCTTTAATTAAATCTTGTCCAATCTCTCTTTTGATATTCTTAGTCTTTTCTTGTTTTACTTTTGCAACTATTTTTTCTTCCCAATATTTACCAACATAGTTTATGTAGTCTTGAGAGTTTGGTTTGAATTTACCACCTGTGCGTATAAGTGAGTTAGCATATGTTTTATATGTTGCCCCCG